TGATGTTACATCGATAGAGGCTGTAGTCGAATTGGTCCCGCCGTTTGCCGGTAAGATGATACCTGCGTCATCCTCTTTTAAACTAGGAGAATCGTATGGTTATCTACAGGGGGTTCTGCGTATGGCTGAAATCCCCTTTACTCTAGTCCGCCCACAGGAATGGCAGAAGGGATTAAGTGGTCTTAAAGGCTTAACCTCAAACAAGCGCAAAAAGGTTTTGGCAAATCATGCCAAACGATTCTTTCCATCGACTAAAGGAATTACCTTAAAAACTGCCGATGCGATTCTGATCCTTCGGGACTTTCTTAATAAATAAATAACCGAGAGGCCGACTCGCTAAAACCGGCAACCTAAACACATGGCAATACTACAACAATCATCTAACGGAAACGGACCAATAAGTGGCTGGCCGATTGAACCTATTAACGCTGGGCAGTACCTCGCTGTATGTCTCGATGTAAAAGACAGCTTTGGCATCCAACGCCCAAGCTATGAAGATCCATCAGTCATTGAAACATTAGATGTCTGTCGATTCCTTTTTGGAACTCAGGACGGGCAAATGGTACAGACAGGTGAGATGAAAATCTCAGCACATGAGAAAAGCAAACTCGTAGGAGTTTTAACCTCATGGCTCGGTAGCAACCCTGGTGCTGGATTCGATACAGAATCTTTAAGAGGCAAAGGGTGCATGATTAATATCATCCAAAAGACTTCCCAAAAGGGTACAGTTTATAGTGATATCACTTCAATTACCCCTGTGATGGCAGGCATGGAAGCACAGGTTCCACAGGCCGCCAGCTTCAACATTCCAGGCGGTGCTTCCGCGCCTGCGCCACAGGTGACTACACAGGTTAATGTTGAGCAACCTCAAGCAGTTCAACCTGTAGCACCAGCACCTGTACAAGCACCTGTACAAGTCGCTCAACCTGTAGCACCTGTAGCACAACAAGCTACATTTACAGCACCCGCAACCTCAACAGTACAACCACCCTTTTAGGTTATATAGTTACTGGTCACAGGGCGTAGAGTCGGAGGATGTCTCCGAACAAGGCAATGTTTTTAGCCTAGTTTGATCACCTGTTATTTTTTTAATTACCCCCCCAAAAAAACATTATGGACACAAATCATTTTAAATCACCCGCAGTATTAATTCTAATTGGATGGGCAGTCGTACTTTCCGACATGGTGCTATGAACGAGCCGACTATACCTAAAATAAAAAAGGCTGTGGCCGATGGCTTTGAAGTTTCGATTCAAGAGATAGATTCAAGGACTCGCCGACAACCAATCGCACTAGCTCGACAGGTTGTATTTTATTATGCCCGAAAACTTCTCCCCTTAACTTATTACGATATGCGTGATGCGTTTAATCGGGATCATAGTAACTTTGTTCATGCCATTAGAAATGTCGAAAACCTAAGAAGTTACGATTTTGAAACCAAGGCCATGCTCGAAGGCATCGAGGATGAGTATCCTTGGTTGAAGGGCAAGGAGGCAGATGCATGAAGCGATTCATTCATACGCTCATCGTAATAGCTTTAAGAATAAAGGAGGCACTACATGGCTATTTTAACCGCTAAACCGAAGCGTGGTAGTGGTGGACATTGGTACACCTCAGAAGGTAAGGCCATGCACACAGTTCCTAACGCTAAGGGCGATGGGGAAAGAAATACTACCTTGCGAGATGCTAGGAAGCATAAGCTTTTCCCAAGTGTTACAGGCATACTTGGGCTTTTCGCAAAGCCTGGGCTTGATCGTTGGAAACAGGATCAGCTTTTGCGTATAGCTTATGACAATCCAGTACAAGACGGGGAAAGTTATGAACGATTTGCAGACAGATGCTTACTAGAGCATGAAAAGCCTGTTGAGGAAGCGGCATCGTTTGGGACTCGAATCCATGATGCAATCGAAAAGTTTTTTGATGGTGAACCTATAGACGAGGACTTGCTTGAATATGTTCAGCCTGCCTTTGATTGGAAGCAGGAGAATCAGCTTAGGTTTATCGAGAGGGAAAAGATGATGGTGAACCTCGATCATGGATTTGCTGGAACTGTTGATATCGTAGGAAAAGGACCGGATGGTCAGAACTTCATAGTCGATTGGAAGACGAGGAAGACGAAGGAGGGAGTAAAGGTAACAAGTTACGATTTTCAGGTTCATCAGATTGCGGCCTATGGAGCTACTTACTTTGGCGAAGATCGAATGATGAATGAGGGAATCTATGGCGCTAATTGCTACCTGTCCTCAACGGAGCCTGGTCGCTTTCAAGTTATTAGCTACAGCCCTGATGAACTTCGGGATGCGTGGAAAGTATTTAAGGGAGTATGTGAAGTATGGAGAAGTCTGAAGAACTACGACCCACGGGCTTAAACCATACCGATGGTCCTCGTTGTTGGAGGACTAAGGAATGGGGAGAAAAGCCTGTTAAGTTTGAAGGTGGTTTCCTTACTCTACATGAAGCAAACGAAGGCTTTCATCGGGCATTTAGTAAGTGCCAATTAGCCTATGGAGCGGATGGGAAAAAGTATCGGACTAATAAGCCTAGAATGATGCCAAGCGATAACGGATTTAAACGGAATCCTTATAAGAAAATGGAGGAAGATGGATGAATGAGTTTTTAGGATGGGCGAGTTACGATTTAAAGCTGTTGTGCGATCATTGCGGGCAGGAATATGACGCAGAATACGCACATGAACATGAACATTGTCGAGAGGAAGAAAATGAAGATGAAGAACAGGACAGAATATAAAATGGGATTGGGATTACCCCGTGGATCAAAGGTGATCGTGAAGGCGGGAAATAGACAGGCAGATATCAGATTGGTCGAGCTTGAGGATGGTGGACATAATTGGAAGTTACAGATCGATAGGGATCTTCCCGAGACGGAATATCCAAGTCTCGAAAATGCGATCCTTTCCGCACAAACTTTATTTCGGGAAGTGATATGATTGTAGCCTTCGACCTGGAGACTGTGTGGAGTAAAAACTACTCAGTCGCAAAGATTGGCCTCGACCGATATGTCAAGCATCCTGACTTTCGAGTCACCCTCGTTTCAATCGTAGCAGAGGATGGATTTGAATGGGTAGGGGAGCCACAGAGGTTACCGGTTGAGCGCCTAAACGGACATACCTTAATCTCCCATAATGCAGAGTTTGATTCGGTCTGCGCTAGGGCGGCAATCTTCCGAGGACAGATGCCCGAGTTCATGCCAAGTGATTGGATATGTACGGCTGACATGGCATCGTACCATCAGCTTCCCCGCTCATTAGCCGGTGCGATTAAGGAATTATTTAATGAGGAAATTTCCAAGGATGAGAGGGATGCAATGGCTGGATTATCTGCTCAGGAAATACAGGCAAATCCAGCATTTATAAACTATGCACTAGAGGACAGTCGGAATTGTTTACGAGTCTATCAGGAACTAGATGTTGGATTTCCCGAGAAGGAAAGATTGCTCTCATCCCTTGGCCGTAGAATCGCAAACAGAGGTTTGGCGATCAATGGTCCACTATGCCAGCAGTTCATCGATAAGATGGAAAAGATACTGGAAGATACTGATCGTAAAACGACTGAGTGGAGACAGGCAAACCTCGCCCTGCAAACCTATCAGAAATTAATCATGGGCCAACGATTTGATCGCCGAGTACCCACTCGTTTAAAATATTGTGGCGCTCCACATACGAAGCGATGGAGCGGTGGAGGCGTGATAAACTTTCAGGCTATCCCTAACGATGCTGTGGCTGATACTTCTGCCCGTAAATGCTTACAGGCTCCACAGGGTAGAGTAATAGTATCGGCGGATCTCTCACAGATCGAACCGCGCGTAATTGCGTACCTGGTAGGCGATCAAAACTTTCTTGGCCTAGTGCGTGGTGGGATCGATATATACGAGGCACATGGGCGAGCATCCAAGCTGTACAACGAGGATGAACCTATGGCCGAGCTTGCCCCCGAAATGAGGAAACTATGCAAGGCTAGACTCCTCGGCTTGGGCTATGGATGTGGGGCTAATACATTTCTTGATGTGGCAAAATCATTCGGTGTGAATATGACCGAAGCGGAAGCCAAAAAGCAGGTACTTTTATACCGAGCGCAGAACCCCGATGTACATCTCGCTTGGTCGAAAATTGAGGACCAATTCAGAGAGTGGATGAAGGAGACTCCCGAATGTATTACATTCACCACACGCTGTGGAGTCCCTGTTCGTTACTTCAATGCCCACGAGGAAAATGGAAACCTCTTTGCCTCGACTACCCGAGGATATGCACCGGTAAAGATATATGGGGCTAGGCTCTTTCAAAACCTCGTACAGGCAACTGCCCGATCAATATTTGCAGATGCGCTTATCCGCATCGAGGCCGCAGGACTACCGATCTGCCTCCATGTCCATGACTCTGTAACCCTAGAGGTCGCAGAGAACGAGGGGCAGGCGGCACTTAATTTACTTACTCAACTACTAACCGAGGAACCTCTTAGCTACCCTGGACTGCCTTTGGCCGCTGAGGGGGAAATCAAAACACACTACTAATTATGATAGATATAGATGCACAAACACAAATGGAACAGGCCTCAAAGACTGCACAAGGATGGTACATGGATGTATGTCCACCATGCAAGCAAGAGGATTTAGAAAAAGAACCTATAATCATAGCCGCTAAAATCATAGCCGCTGGCTTAGATGAATTAGCTATGTCCAACCGAATGATCGCTGAGACACTTAATCGTAAATCCGAGGAATGAAAGAACTGATCATTTATTCGATAGTCTTCATAGCCGCCGTGTTCATGTGGATGTATATATTATTTAGCTTCAGCGTAGCTTTATTCTGTAACGAGGGGTGGCTATAATGAAACCAATAATAGGACTTTGCGGACCCAAGGGTGTGGGCAAAACGACTTACTCTAAAACGATTGAGGATGCGGTAATCTTTTCATTCTCATCGCCAATTAAAAAGATGTTGAAGGTCATCCTACCTCACCCTGGTTGGCTTAACCGAAAGGAAGAACCAATACCAGGCTTCCCCGAGCATATTACTGTGCGTAAGATGCTACAATCACTCGGTACAGAGTGGGGTAGGGAAACAATGTATCCAAACATATGGATCGATGCGGCCATGCGTACAGCAGAACCATTCTTCGGGAAAGATACTGTTGTATTTGATGACCTGCGATTCCCGAACGAAGGCTGGGCGATTAAGCGGTGGGCGGAATCGCGCGGACTGCCGTACAAGATTATACACATCTCAAGAGATGGATATGAGATGGACAAGAAAGAAGTCCACAAGTCAGAGCATGGACTACCTGAACACTTTATAACCGATTGGGTGAAGGTAGATGCCGAGTAGACCCTCCAACTCCGTTCGCAAGATGGCAACCGATGCCCGTCTCCGGCAGATGCTCCGAGCAGTTCCCGAGGATCACGATGGATTTACTCAGGAGCAAATCGCCCAAAAGGTAGGCGTTGCCAAGCAGACGATCTCCAAGATCGAACAGTCAGCTATGATGAAAATAACCGAGCAGATTAACCGACTGCTCAAGGAGGAATAATGGCCACCTTAAAAGGAGATATACGCAGGTGTCTCGAAAACCTGCCAAGCGGACTACTGTCCCATCACGATGTATTACTTCGATTATCCTTAGTCATTACCAAGTGGACCAAAGATTCAAACCATGCAGAACGGGCATTGATCGCTCTACTGGATAAGGTTTCCCACAGGCAACATCAACCATCAGAAATTCGTAATGCTATAAAAGGGGCATATCATCGACATGATAACCCTAACCTGCCGAAAAACCCCATAAAAGTAGCGCTTCCCGATCCATCCCTAAAAGAAAATAACTTAGGCCAAGCCGGTATATTTGAGAAATATACACTTCGATCCGATCCCATTCCGAGGAATGCCGAGGATGCGCTTCAAGGACTCTTCCATCCTGACGAATCAATCTTTGTTCAGCGGGTAGTGGCCGAGCGATCAGTACCAATGACGATCAAGCAGGCAATCGCCATGCCCGACCTGTCAGACTTCCAGTTCATTACCTATAATACATTTCCCGAGCAAGCCACTCGATCGGAGGCTGAGGTATTAGGGCGAAAGTACTTTATCCACGAAACAGACGATCCATCCCTCTCCTTCGAGCAACAGCTCGGCCTCATCCAACGCCTCGAACAGATTGCCCCACTCAAGATGATCGTAAATTCAGGAGGCAAATCCTTACACGCCTGGTTCCATTGGATTGAGGGCTACAAAAAAGACTTTCTCGAACTCTCCCAAAAGCTCGGTGGAGATCCACGATTCAAACTAATGAACCAACTATGCCGACTCCCCTGGGGAACCCGCAGAAAGGAATGCGAACCATTCCCTGCCAAGCAGGAGGTAATCTTTTGGAAGGAATAAACCTCCAGCTTCAAAAAACCATAGCCAGACGGTTTATTAAACTAGGCATCCATATGGAGAAGGCATTCGAGTTAGCCGGCTCGATGCGTGAAGCATCAATAATTTATATCATCCGAGACGATGATAATCATAAACCAACTATAATCATTAAACTAACAAAGGAATAAATAACACATGGCATACAGAGAAGACTACCTAAACCCTGAAACCCTAGCCAAAGCAGATGAATTAGACATCTACTTTCAGTCCCAAGGACAGCCACACTATCCCGAGCGGTCATCCGATGCACCCCAATCCTACTCGCTGGCAATCGATGACCCGCTACCCGCCCCCAAGTTCCTTACCCTCTCCGATATGGTAAGCATCGAAACGAATACTAAGATGCCCCCGCAAATCATTTCAGGAGTTCTCTATAAAGGATCAAAGATGATCATCTCAGGGTCCTCCAAGGCGGGTAAAACCCTATCCCTCCTCCACCTCGGCCTTGCTGTATCCAATGGAAAGCCCTGGTTGGGCCACGAAACCACCCAAGGCAATGTCATATACCTCGACTTCGAGCTTAAACCCCGCATGGCCGCCCAACGCATTACCTCGATCATAGCCGCAAATCCAGGTATCTATAAACAGAACCCCCGATTTCTCTACTGTGGATTACGAGGCCAAGCCCGATCCCTCGAAGACCTCGTCCACCACATCGAAGATCTCCCCGATTTCAAACCCGACATGGTAATAGTCGATCCATTCTATAAACTGGCTACAGGTGCAGATGAGAACGATGCTGGTGCAATATCCGAGGTCGTCAACCGCATGGAGCAATTCTCTGAACGCCTCGACTGTTCATTCGTCTATGCCCACCACTTCTCAAAAGGAAACAAGTCTGACACAGACCACATCGACCGGGCAAGCGGGTCAGGCGTATTTGCCCGTGATCCCGATGCCATCCTCACCCTAACACCCCACGAAGAAGAGGACCACCTAGTCCTCGAAGCAACTGTCAGAGACTTCTCGTCACCACCTCCAAAGGTAGTCGAATTTGAGTGGCCAAACTTCGTCCATAAGCCCGATATGGAACCCAAATTAAGGAAGCCAGGGCAGTCCAAAGAGACTAAAAGGTTGAACGATAATCTTACCTTAGCCCTTATCGAACTGCTTAAACCTCACTCGATTATGGGCTTAAATAACCTCCGAAATAAATTACAGGAGAAAACAGGGGAGGAAATTCACACAAATAAGCTTCGAAATCTGATCAAAAGGTGTCGAAATATTAGTGAACTAAAGACTCAAAAGGGTAAAGAAAACATTTACTCTTACACCGAATAATAGCTGTCTCAACTCTGTCTCAAAACTAGTAGTAATCCCCTTATATATATTAGGAGTACTAGTGCTAAAAGGCTGTAAGTAGTAGTTGCCCGCCCTGCCGGGCACAACTACTACATCCAAACAGCCTTAAAGGGGATTACTACTCAGGTTATTATCGAAAAAGATTTAAACCGCTACTACTAGCACTCGGGAGAACCGAACACACAGGTTAGACAGTATATCGTAAAAGGCTTTGATCGGGTAAGAGAATAAACAGGTAAGAACCCTAAGCTCGTAGGAGGCTTTGATCGGGTAAAGGTGAGTCAGAGGACTCGCTGATATGCCAAAAGGCTAAATAGGGCACTCTACGGGGCTTTAAAGGCTATGCTCGTAAATATATGCAGGGGTTAACCTTCAGTACTTTTAAAATTAGGATCAGATCGAGGGTCAGTCTCGTACTTGATAGATCGTTCCATACCTTCAAGAGCTAACTCGTCAACCACTTGACCAATGCTTAACTTTTTACGCTGACCAATCTGCTTGATCAGGTCACGGGTTGCCGGATCAACCATGCAATGGAATCCGACACGGCGAACCCCAGGGCGGTTAGGCGGTCGGCCGGTTTGGTTTGGACGCTTACCGCCCCATTCTTTTTTATCGGTCATGCTATTGCGTAGTTAAATGTATCTGCTGGGTGGTCTGAATATATTTCTGCGGAGAAACATTTTCCATCATCATCTGTCAATCGAGGGATCGTAAAAATTCTTATCTTATTGGATTTGGAGTTATAAAAAACTGATTCCTTAGCATGAACGAAATACCATTTATCATTTTTATATGCTTTTTGGATTTTAATATCTTGCCCCCATCTTTCAGATAAATTCGTTTGAGCTTCAGATTTTTTGACCTCAACGACTCGAAGGTCGGCAACTATTTTATATTTGCCATAAGACTCCAACTCATCACTCTCGTACAATGTAACCTCCCAATCGGTGCGAGCATCGTATTTATTGGAAAAGAATCCAATATTTTTAAGCTCTTGGAAGAGGCTATAGTATTCCTCTTTAGTCGCATCTAACTCTTTTCTCTGATCCTCCGATAAAGTGCCTGAAAGAATAAGATCCACATTAAACATATTAACTGCGTTTCTTTTTGCCTGAGCGATTAAGAACTTGGTAACTATTTCTCTGTACTCATGGTTAAAGATTACAACAGATGCGGTGTCGCTCATGCCATTGTTGGACATATCGCCATTTACTGCTACTAAACAAAAACTAGATTCATGTGTGTTATTCATACCCTCAATCTAGCTTACCTGTATAAAAAAGCAAGATATATTTTACATTTATTTTTACCAATGTTGTAAGTGCCTAATAATTAGTAGGCTAGGGGATGAAAAAAAAATTAGGACTCTACATCCGAAACCTCAGCTTCGATAACCTCTTCATCTTTGAGGTTCTTCAGCTCAGCTCGTATTTCATCGAGGGATAAAGATTTCTTTACCTCAATGACTTGAGTCGGCTCACCTTCGTACTGGCGATGCTTGTCGATTAGGATGCCTGTGGCGATGGGGAGAACACCGGCAGGGATTTGATCGTTGTCTAACTTTTCAATCATTTTCTCCACGGCAAGCTGTGAAGCATGGCCGATTAACCCTCTCATCACTTTCTTGGATGATTCGATCACCTGCTTCTCACGGGAGCGAACCACAGCTATTGTGTTATGAGAAACCTTTAGTTCCTTCTTAATCCGACTAACTGGTGTACCATCGGATAACATCTGTACCACTCTAGCATAGTCACTTGGTCGCTTATCGTACAGACCCTGTGCTGTGTAGATCGATGGACAGGTCTCCTCTACTGTAAGGTTAGCTGGAAGGTTCTCAGCCTCTATCGTAATACGCTTTTTATCAGTAGGCATTTCTATCGGTGCAAGCAATTGAGAATGTATTCTCAATAAGGTTTAATGCAAGTCTAATTAGACATAATCATTATATCACGAACCACTTTGTGTCCTCCAGGCTATAAAATGATGCACAAATATAATATATTGTACGCTCTGTCCTAAATCACATAAAAATTTAGGCTCAGATGGGGGGGGAGGGGGGTCTGAAAATCTGCCCCCCGATCACCGCCGACCGATAGAGGCTCATAAAAAAATTCTGACAAATTGCCCAACCCGAGGTGACCTACTATCGATAATCTGCTATAATCGTCCATGCCTCTCAACTGGTCACCGCATCCCGCCATCCCGCCTCTCAGCAAGGCAGAGATGCTGAGGATGACTCCTGAGCGAATCCTCGCATATTGGGAGAAGCGTGAGGAAGCGATAGCCAAGGAAAAGGATGACCCATATCGGCATGGCTTTGAACTCGATACATGGGAACGGGCAGATAAAGAATTAAAGACTCACTCGGAAATCCTCGTTATGGGCGGCAATCGTGCCGGTAAATCGGAGTGGGCGGCTAAAAGGGTAGTTCAATGCCTCGTAGAGAACCCTGGAACGATCATATGGTGCTTAACTGAAACCTCGGCCAACAGTATACAGTTCCAACAGAAGTTAATATTTAAGTATCTGCCGAAAGAATTTAAATCATTAGGAAGAGGGAAAGTCGGATATGTCATGTATTCGCTTAGGAATGGATTTACTGCTGGCAAGTTCACCCTCCCTAACCGATCTGAATGTATTTTTCGTAATTGGTCACAGGATATTAGTACGATTGAAGGTGGAGAAATTGGATGTCCGCAAGAACCGGTAAATGGTACTCATAATATAGGCTTCTTCGCAGATGAACTTATACCCATGTCATGGGTAAATACACTTAGATTTCGCACCGTCACCCGCAATTCCAAGGGAATTATATCATTCACCGCCGTGGATGGCTGGAACTCGGTAGTAAAGAGTATGCTCACAGGAGCAAGGACAGTTGAATCGGCAAAAGCTGACTTATTAGACGGCGAAGAGGTCCCCCTCGTCCAACAGCCCATCCGCAAAGCCAGCTCGGTGGTGTATTTTCATACAGAGGCCAACCCCTTTGGCGGATGGGAGGCAATGAAGAACCAATTGGAGGGGGAGAAGAGGGAAACGATTCTTTGTCGGGCATATGGAGTGCCTGTGAGGCAATCTAGGGCTGTATTTAAAAATTTGACAGACCGCAACTATGTACAGGCTGAAAAGTTGCCCGATTTTGAGAATGCAAACTTCGTTCTGAGCATTGACCCTGCGGGAGCAAAGCCTTGGACGATGGTATTATTTGCAATCGACCCACATGGAGTCGCCTGGGCGGTTAAGGAGTTTCCTGACTTTGACACATGGGGTGGATGGATTGATCTGACAAAGGACAAGCTGTCTGCCGGCGAGGCCGCCCAGCCGAATGGGTACGGATTGAAGGATTATGCGGATGAGATCAGGAGGATGGAAAAGATTTGTGGGGATAAAGAGGTTGTACGAATCATCGACCCTCGTTTAGGAGCGGCAAGTTATCAAAAGTCGGAAGGATCTTCTAATATTATAGATGATTTAGCGGATGAAGATATCATCGTTGAACCGGCTGAGGCTTTGGATATCGAGACAGGCTTACAGGCAATCAACAATTTACTGGCATGGGATCGGGAAAGGCCAATGGATTTGGATAACAAGCCTAGATTGATGTTCTCGGATGAATGTCAGAATTTAATTAGCTGTATGCAGGCATATATACCTGGGGATTTAAAGTCTGCCCCTAAAGATTTTGTGGACTGTGCCAGGTATTTTTCCATCGGTAATTTCGAGTACCATGATGAGGAAAGTTTTTTACCTTCAGGAGGGGGGAGTTATTAAATTATGAAATCTAAAAAGGTGATGCCTCGGCATCGTAAGGAAATTATTAGGCTTCGGGAGGCTGGCAATACATGGCCTGAAGTATCGAAGCTGGTGGGCTTTAGTCGGGCAACAGTACAAAAGGTATACAAGGAGGATGCAAAGCCCTCTGAGCCTCCCCCACAGCCCAAGGAGGAGGAGGTTGTGCTTGAGTGGGCTAAGTACGAAGAGGCTAGGGTGCTTGGACCAGTCCCCAACCCTCGTTTGATGCGTATATACTTTAAGGATCGTGAAGGCATTGGGATTTGCGTGAAGAGGCCACAGGACAATCACCGGCCAAACAGCATGGTTTTAGTCAAGAAGGTGGAAGGCAATGAAGAGTTGTACCGATTGGTGTGAGACTTTGGAAGATAAGGATCGGAGGCTCGATATGATGCTTCGCGAGATGGTTATCGAGCGGGGGATTGAATCTTTAGCCAGCGGTGAGGAGCCTGAACCATTAACCCTACAGGAGATTTCGGAATTTGTGGGGATTGGTTTCACATCGCTCCAACGAATCGAGCAACAGGCCTTGGATAAATTAAGAAATAAAATGTTAAACTAGAAAGTTTAGAAAAATGGAAAACGAAGTACAATTATACGAAGAAAAGCCCGATGTTGATGAATTAAAGCATGAATTTGAACGGGCAAAAGCAAATCTATCGTCATGGATGGACAAGGCAGAAGATGCTCGAGAGGTTAGATTTAATGAATGGGCCGGCAAGACAGGAGATGGCAAGAAGAGTGGACCTGATGCCTTTCCCTTTGATGGTGCATCCGACTTAGACCCCAATGTTATAAACCCATTGATCGATGGGGATGTGGCGACTCTCACGCAGGCCCTCACACAGGCTAACCTGGTAGCCGCGCCTGTGGAGAGCGGAGACATAGCATCTGCCAAGTTGGTAAGTGAATTTTTGAAGTGGCGAATGGGGACGATGGATGAACTGATGAGGGAGTCAGCCATCGGGGCGAATTATTTATTGCAGAATGGACTGACCTTTTTTGGTACATACTGGAAACAGGAGAAGACTCGTAAGTTTGAACCATTAAGTTTGGAAGAAATTGCCCAGCAATCGCCCGAACTGGCAATGGCTATTCAAGACCCCGAGATGAAGGAGGGAGTCGAGGAAATGTTCTACCCGATGTTCCCTAAGTTAAAGAAAAGACGGGTCAAGAAGATGCTTAATGAACTTCGCAAGACTGGAGAGACAGAAATACCCACTGAAAAGATGGTGGTTAATCGTCCGGCAGTAAAAGCGTATGAGTTAGGGCGTGAATTAATTGTGGATAGCAATACGATCGACTTAGAGTCCGCCCGTTCCATCCATTGTATTCATTATTATACTCCTGAAGCCTTAAAGCAGAAGGTAAATGAGGGATGGGATGCCAAATGGATAGATGGAGCTATCGAAAAGGCAAAAGACTTCTTTGAGGAGGAATCTTATAGTAATTTTAACTATGGAAATGATTATTCGACTCAGAGTTATGAGGGATTAATCCGAGTAGTTACCACATATCGCAAGGAATTGGACGAAGATGATTGCCCAATCGTAATTAAAACTTGCTGGACGGACGAAATGGAAGAAGCAGGTTTCCATGAACCTGTCGGATATGACGAGGGGCGGTATCCATTCGTATGTATCACAAGAGAGCATTTAAATCATCGGTTGTTGGACTCTCGGGGATACCCTGAATTGTTGAAGAGTTATCAGGTGGCCGTAAAAACCGAAATGGACTCAAGGCGTGATGCAACATCGATGACTACTATGCCTCCATTTCTTTACAGCTTGGGCCGCAGGCCCGAACG